AATACCATTTCATCCCATACAGTCTTACCCTTGATGTAGCGTTGTAGATTGATGTGGTCTAAACGCTTCTTTTCTTGGGTAATCTTTGGACGGTCTGCCTTCTTAATTAGATACGAAGGAATTCCGTCGATGGACATAATATAGCGATTCGCAGTCTTTGGTTCGAATGCGGTGAAAAAGAGTTCTTGTTCATTGACCAAATTTGCCATATGGCTCTCCAGATATAGATTGGTACTTTAATAAATAGTGGTTATCGAAAAAACTGATTAGATGGTATCGAAGGTTGCACCAGTTGGGAGAATGTTGAAATCCAACTTGATGAATTCTGCGGTACGGGTTGGTTGGAGATAGATTGCACCAACCAAGATGTTACGGTCAATAATATCTGGTGTGTTATTGGTTTCATCCATTACCACACGGAATGCGGTCAATCCAGAGCGTTGTTGAATTCCTGCGAGATATGGGTTGACGATGTTTAAGAAGCGTGTGCGAGTTGCTTCAGTATTTTGTTCGAATACCAAGTATCTTGCTGAACTTGCGATATACTTCTTAACGGTGATAAGAAGACGACGAACATTTACACGGTCAAGTGCTGACGCACGACGTTGGAGTGTCTTTTGTCCCCAGACACAGATGCCTTGTCCTGGGAATTGTGCGATTGGATTGACCTTTGATTCGTACAATTCGTCACGTTGTGCTTGAGTTAGACGAGTCTTAACACCAACTGCGCCTGGAATACCACCACGATTCAAACCTGCTGGTGCGAACCATTCTGCTCCAACATTATCACTATATTGATATACTTCTGGAAGAACCACTGATGGTGGTGCCCAGAGGAACTTACCAGTGATGTCATCAAGAACACGAACCCAAGGATAGTAACCAGCTGCGTAGTTAGTATCAAGAAGTTCTGCGTATGAAGTTACAGAATCAATTGTTGCATCAAGTGTGTCAAGGTCAACAATGTAGAAACAGTCAAGCTTCACAGATATCAATTGCTGATTGTGCGATATAACTGTGTTGTGAGTAGATAACACCAGGTACAACTAAGAGATTGAAATCTACTGCATCTGCGTTACTTAATTGATTTAATGCTCTCTTGTATTCTACTGAACCCGATGCTGCTGCACCGTTAAGATTAAATCCTTGAGTGTTTGTTGCGGTGATTGCACCACCAAGTGCAATTTCACGATTTGGCTTGAACCCATCGAATCCACCTTGGAATGGTACTGAGAATCGACGATATGATGCGTGGTCACGATTAGTTAATGAAATTGGACTTCCGTTAACTTCTGTTGCTGGAAGATTTTCAATACTGAATTCGCCGCCTACAGTGTTTGAACCAACTGTTGGTGCTAGATATGATTCTGCGGTAAAACCACTACCAGATACATATGTACCGTCAAAGTTGAATCCGTAGTAGTTAGTGTTTGGACCAGTTGCGTCTGCATTGTATCCAGCAACACTTGCACTTACCCAACGACTGTTTACATATGCTTGTAACGGTACTTCACCTGCGGTTGATGAAAATACTGAGTTTAGTGCTGCGAATCCATATGGAACCGCATTTTGTGGAATGACATCTTCACTCATTTCAATACGAATATACTTTGAAAGGTTTGGATAGTCACCTTCGTAAGTAGTTAATCCAGTACTTGAATTATATGTTGGAACACTGTTACCAATTACTCTTGCGATATAATTTGGACTGGTTGGGTCAAAGTTTAAGTTATTAAATTGTTCAACTACAACCGGTGATGTATCGGTATCGGTAAATTCACGAACATTAAGTGTGAATGAACCATATTGACTGTCTGGATTGGTACTTGGTGAAATACCAGTGATAGAAATCTTAATTTGCTTGTTTGCACCAGTACCGTCACTTAATGTATGTACCTTGAACAAATTACGCTTACTGCCACCGATGGTTTGTGAACGAATCCAAGGAGTGGTTGCATTATCATATTGGGTTGCTAAGTTCAATGCGTTGATACTTGAGGAGAAGTGAATTAATTCTCCAGCAAATGAACCAACTTGACTGAGTGCATCTGGGAACACTGCATAAACATATGCAGGAATAGTTGAACTCTTACCTTGTGCATCAGTACCAAATACTTCATTAATGAATGAAGAATTAGTTTCTGTTGGACTTACAACACTTGCGGAGTAGTGAATGTTAGCGGAACTACTGACCACTACACTGAAGCTTGATGTAGTACCACCTACTACTACACTACTAAGTGAACTTCCTGACACAGTTGGATGGAGAACTGCGAATACCTTATTTCCAGCCGAACCAGATGCGAAAATAGTTGCGACATTGGTTGTGTATCCGGCTAAACCAAGAACACGAACGATTGTTGCACTACCTGCTTCTTGAAGGTAATTCTTAACGGTGTATCCCATATAAGAAGTACCATCTGGTTCACCAAATGAGGTGACGAATCCATCTAGTCCTTGAACTGGGGTAGCTACGAATGCTGGTCCTTTTGTAGTTGGACCAACAAACGCCGCACCTATTTCAGCAACGCCTTGAGCGAGGAATGTTTGGTCGCGTTCTTGTGTAAAGACACCAGGCGACACGATTCTTTCTGCCATACGGTATTCTCCAAACTAAATTTGTTTATTTCTCTGGTGTAAATTCGCCGGTTTCAAAATTGATTTGACCAGCACCATACTTTTCAGATAACCCCTTGATTAATACTTGTTCTTCTTCTAACAACCCTTTGAACAACTTAGTTTGTTCACCAAGCTTTTCATTTAGTTCTGCGATATCTGATTGGAGTAATTGAATTTGGAGTGTCAATTGCCCAGCGTCAGAGACTACCGTTGCGAGTTTATTACGCAAAACACTAATTTGTTCTAATTCTTCTTTTGTAATTTCAGACATAATAACCTCTTTTTGTGTATAATACAACTCGTATAATAAATATCTGTTTTTTTACCTAAACATCAATTATTCACTTTCTATTTCAGTAAAAACGACTGTTTTTTTAACAGAAAATCTTCGTTGTGTAGTAAGATCTCTATTGTTATATCTATCCAATGCACTTTCAGGTAAGAGATATGCGTATACGGTCATATCAAATTGAGTGCGTACCACACGGTCCTCTGTAATCGGTAACTCTGTCATAGGCTCAAATGACTTCACAGAAGTACGGAATTTATAGTTGTTTTGGTCACCCCAATATTGGTCTGTTTCGAATGATACATTCTCGACCACGGAGTTCATTTGTTCCATATATTCGGTCCAAATCATACAACGATAAGTAATTTCGTAATAGTCGGGAAGTGTGGTTGTCAAATATTCACGACTGGGAGTGATATTATTTTTGACTGCAAACTGGTCATATGGAGTTCGTCTATTCCAACCAGTTTCAAAGGTTCGTTCAAGATATTTGTTAACAGGCGAATTAATAATAGATTTCTTCATCCCAGTACGACGAATCATAATCATTGGAAGTTGAATCTTTCCAATAGAGTCACGCATGACACCATCTCGTTGAGCAGATTTCCAGCGTTCTGGATTGCCATAAATGACCGGTACTTTTACTGCTACATTATTTTGAGTCACCACTGGCTTAATACGCTCGTTCATATAACGAAGAATTGCGTTATCAATTGTAAATAAAGTTACAGCTATTGGTGGTGTACTACCCGCAGGTATGTCGTTTGACCGTGGTTGAGTAAGTCTGGTTTGTTGTAAGTCTACTCGTTTTATAGGGTTTTCACTCATACTTGTACCTCTTCGATATCAATACTTGTACGACGAGTTAAGTGTGCCATACAAATGATTGCGGTATTAAACCCTGGCTTACCTGCAATAAGTTGTGTTTCTGTGATATTATGGACTTCATAAAAATGATTATTATATCCAATTATGTCACCAATTTCTGGATAGGTCTTTACATCTTGTAGCATACGACGAGCAAATCTAAATTCAGTTTGTTGGTCTTGATTAACACCAAATCCTTCTTCTCTTACTGGTCTATTTTTATCGTATTTTACAATTGCATTAACTTTTACTGGGGTGTATCGTGGCTTTACCGTGCTTTCACCGTAAATATTAACTTTAGCAGATTCAACAACAATCTTATACAATACGACTGCCACATCCATCGTTTCGTCAATCAATTCCCGAGTGATGTGTTGTATAAATTCAAAGTCACGTTGCGTAACAAAGCGTGCCATGTATTAACCTATGTAAATGAGAGTAGGAACATTCTTAAACATTTTT